ATGGAAGGAGACCAGTTCGAGAAAATTGAGGTCGATTTTGGCAGGTCGACGAAGAATAACATCACTCAGGGTAGTGGTAAGGAGTGGTCAAAACAGGATCGTGACACGTTCGATCCTACACATGATATTGACCTCTACTGCGACCAGGCCAGCGGTCTTGTGAATATTGCCATTATGGACGGTACCGTCTGGCGTCTTCTGAATGGTTTTAAGCTGTTCCGCGAAAAACTGGATACCCGTCGCGGTTCAAATTCTCAACTCGAAACGGCAGTGAAAGATCTGGGCGCAGTGGTGTCCTTCAAGGGGTATTACGGCGATCTGGCCATTGTGGTGGCGAAAACGTCTTATATAGCAGAAGACGGTATCGAAAAACGTTATCTGCCGGAGGGCATGCTGGTTTTGGGGAATACTGCTGCAGATGGGATCCGTTGTTACGGTGCCATTCAGGATGCGCAGGCGTTGTCCGAAGGTGTGGTGGCCTCTTCCCGTTATCCGAAACACTGGCTGACGGTGGGGGATCCCGCCCGTGAATTTACCATGACGCAGTCCGCGCCGCTGATGGTGTTGCCGGACCCGGATGAGTTTGTGGTGGTACAGGTGAAATAATCCGTGAGCGGGGGCGAAATGCCCCCGTGTCTTTTTTCACAGGGGGCTGATATGGCAACGAAAGAGCAAAATCTGAAACGGCTTGATGAACTGGCCCTGATTCTGGGGCGTGAGCCGGATATATCCGGGAGTGCCGCAGAGATAGCGCAGCGGGTGGCGGAATGGGAAGAGGAAATACAGTCATCCGGCGAGGATGTTCAGGTTGGGGATACGGTGATCCGGGAGCGGGAAACCGCGGCTCATGATGTTCGTGAGGATACATCCGGTGCGTTAACGCGCATCAGAGTTCTGACCTGCCTCCATCTCTGTGGCATTGATGGTGAAACAGGGGAATCCGTTGAGCTTGCGGATGTTGGTCGGGTGATTCTGATTATGTCCTCAGATGCAAAAACACACGTTGATGGCGGAATGGCTGTTTATGCGTGATTTTCAGAATGCCTTTGATGCTGCCCTTGCCGGGCTGGACAGTACGATTGTTGAAGTGATGGGGCTCTGTGCACAGTTCACCTCGGGGGCACAGTGTGGCGGAGAAGTTCAGGGGGTTTTTGACGATCCGGAGTCGCTGGGATTTGCCGGTAGCGGGGTCCGTATTGAAGGAAGCAGCCCGTCATTATTTGTGCGGACGGATACGGTTCGTGCTGTGCGGCGTGGTGACACGCTGACCATTAATGGTGAGACGTTCTGGGTGGATCGTGTTTCTCCGGATGACGGGGGCAGCTGTTATCTCTGGCTCAACCGTGGGCAACTACCCGCCGTTAACCGGCGACGATAAACGCAGGGTGAAATTATGGCGATAAAAGGGCTTGAGCAGGCGATTGATAATCTGAGCCGGGTTCGTAAAAACGCCATTCCGGCGGCTTCTGCAATGACCATTAACCGCGTGGCCACAACGGCGATTAATCAGTCTTCATCACAGGTTGCCCGGGAAACCAGGGTGAGACGGAAACTGGTTAAGGAACGGTCCAGACTGAAACGGGCCACGGTCAGAAATCCGAATGCAAAAATTATCGTTAACCGCGGTGATCTTCCTGTGATTAAGCTGGGGATCAGAATGCTGAGGCGTCGTCCGAACAGCATACTCAAAGCCGGTCAGCATCGTTATCAGCGGGCATTTATCCAGCGATTAAATAATGGGCGCTGGCATGTTATGCAACGTCTTCCCCAGGCCAGATATGAGAAGGGCAATGACGACAAGGGCAGGAAAAAGCGTAATCGCCTTCCTATTCAGGTGGTGAAAATCCCGATGGCGGCCCCACTGAAACAGGCGTTTGATGAAAACGTTGACCGTATCCGGCGTGAACGTCTGCCCGGAGAACTGGCATACGCGCTGAAACAACAGCTGAGGATTGCGATAAAACGATGAAACATACTGATATCCGTGCGGCAGTGCTGGATGCACTCGAGCAGCATGAACACGGGGCGACGCTGTTTGATGGTCGCCCCGTTGTTTTTGACGAAGAGGATTTTCCTGCGATCGCGGTTTATCTGACGGATGCAGAGTATACCGGTGAAGAGCTGGATGCAGATACCTGGCGGGCCACACTGCATATTGAGGTGTTTTTACCGGCACAGGTACCGGATTCAGAGCTGGATTCGTGGATGGAAAGCCGGATTTATCCGGCGATGACCGCGATCCCGGCACTGGTAGGACTGATTACCACGATGGTTACGCAGGGCTATGACTATCGTCGTGATGACGATATGGCATTGTGGAGTTCTGCAGATCTGACTTATTCCATTACATACGAGATGTGAGGACGATATGGCAACACCAAACCCCCTGGCGCCGGTAAAAGGTGCCGGTACCACCCTGTGGGTTTATAACGGTCAGGGTGACGCCTATGCAAACCCGTTGTCAGACGATGACTGGCTGCGACTGGCTAAGGTGAAGGATCTGACGCCGGGCGAGATGACGGCAGAACCCTACGATGATAACTACCTGGATGATGAAGACGCGGACTGGACCGCGACCGGGCAGGGGCAGAAGTCTGCAGGAGATACCAGTTTTACGCTGGCCTGGAAACCGGGAGAAGAAGGTCAGAAAGGGCTTATAGGCTGGTTTGAAAGCGGGGATGTGCGGGCCTATAAAATCCGTTTTCCGAACGGCACGGTGGATGTGTTTCGTGGCTGGGTCAGCAGTATCGGTAAGGCCGTGACGGCGAAAGAAGTGATCACCCGCACGGTGAAAGTGACCAACGTGGGCAAACCTTCTGTAGCGGAAGAACGCAGCAAAATTACGCCGGTCACTGCGATTAAGGTGACGCCGACATCCGGTACGGTGGCAAAAGGGAAAACAACCACCCTGACGGTTTCTTTTGAGCCGGAAAGTGCAACCGACAAGACGTTCAGAGCGGTTTCCGCCGATCCGTCGAAAGCCACCATTAGTGTGAAAGATATGACAATTACGGTAAACGGCGTGGCGACAGGTAAGGTGCAGATCCCTGTGGTGAGCGGAAATGGTCAGTTCGCCGCAGTGGCTGAAGTCACCGTTACTGAAGCGGGCGCTGCAGGGTAAACGGAGGTAATACATGTTTCTGAAAACAGAACAATTTGAATATAACGGTGTGTCCGTCACGCTTTCCGAATTGTCTGCGCTGCAGCGTATTGAGCATCTTGCCCTCCTGAAACGGCGTGCAGAACAGGCTGAATCCAGCGGCAACCTGCAGGTAAGCGTGGAAGATCTCGTCAGAACCGGCGCGTTTCTGGTGGCGATGTCCCTGTGGCATAACCATCCGCAGAAAACGGCATCACCGTCAATGAATGAGGCTGTGATGCAGATCGAACAGGAGGTGCTCACCACCTGGCCTGCGGATGCCATTGCCCGGGCGGAAGATGTGGTGTTGCGTCTGTCCGGGATGAGCGGGGCTGTTCATGCGGATACTGACAGCACCGAAGTGGCGAAAAATAACGCGCTGACTGATGATGATTTTTCTGCGGGAAAGTCTTCGACGGCGAGCTGAATTTTGCCCTCAGACTGGCGCGTGAGATGGGGAGGCCTGACTGGCGCGCCATGCTTGCCGGGATGACATCCACCGAATATGCCGACTGGCGACATTTTTACCGTACGCATTATTTTCACGATACCCAGCTGGATATGCATTTTTCCGGGCTGACGTACGCCGTACTCAGCCTGTTTTTTTGCGATCCGGATATGCATCCCTCTGATTTCAGTCTGCTTGCCCCCCGGCGTGAGGAAGCGCAGACGGAGATGCCGGATGAGGAAAAAATGCTGATGCAGAAAGCGGCAGGACTTGCCGGAGGCGTACGGTTTGGTGGGGACGGAGGGCGTGAGATTTTATCGTCTGCGGATGTGGCGGATGTCAGCGAGGATGATGTCGCATTAATGATGGCTTCAGCGGGGATTTCCGGAGGTGTGAGATATGTCCCAGCCGGTTGGTGATCTTGTTATTGACCTGAGTCTGGATGCGGTCCGTTTCGATGAGCAGATGAGCCGGGTAAGGCGTCATTTTTCCGGACTGGAGACTGACGCCAGAAAAACCGCCAGTGCTGTTGAACAGGGCCTGAGCCGCCAGGCGCTGGCTGCACAAAAAGCCGGGATTTCCGTCGGGCAGTATAAAGCGGCCATGCGAACCCTGCCCGCACAGTTTACGGATATCGCCACGCAGCTTGCCGGTGGTCAGAATCCCTGGCTGATCCTGCTGCAACAGGGCGGTCAGGTGAAGGACTCCTTCGGCGGGATGATCCCCATGTTCAGGGGGCTTGCCGGTGCGATCACCCTGCCGATGGTCGGGGTCACCTCGCTGGCGGTGGCGACAGGTGCGCTGGCGTACGCCTGGTACCGGGGGGATTCCACGCTTTCAGCGTTTAATAAAACCCTGGTTCTTTCCGGTAATCAGTCCGGACTGACTGCCGATCGCATGCTGACGCTCTCCAGAGCCGGACAGGCCGCAGGGCTGACGTTTAACCAGGCGAGTGAGTCACTGGCAGCCCTGGTGAATGCCGGTGTGCGTGGTGGTGAACAGTTTGATGCCATCAACCAGAGTGTCGCGCGTTTTGCTTCTGCATCCGGTGTGGAGGTGGACAAGGTTGCAGAGGCTTTCGGAAAACTGACCACCGACCCTACGTCGGGGCTGATTGCGATGGCGCGCCAGTTCCGTAACGTGACGGCAGAGCAGATTGCGTTTGTTGCGCAGCTGCAGCGTTCCGGTGATGAGGCCGGGGCCTTACAGGCGGCGAACGATATCGCCACGAAAGGCTTTGATGAGCAGACCCGTCGCCTGAAAGAAAACATGGGGACGCTGGAGACCTGGGCGGATAAAACAGGGAAGGCGTTCAAATCGATGTGGGATGCCATTCTGGATATTGGTCGTCCGGAATCCTCAGCGGATATGCTTGCCAGTGCGCAGAAGGCATTCGATGAGGCGGATAAAAAATGGCAGTGGTACCAGAGCCGGAGCCAGCGCCGGGGAAAGACCTCCTCTTTCCGTGCCAACCTGCAGGGCGCATGGGATGACCGGGAAAATGCCCGTCTGGGGCTGGCAGCGGCCACGCTGCAGTCAGATATGGAAAAAGCCGGTGAACTGGCTACCAGGGACCGGGCCGAACGGGACGCATCACGGCTGAAGTATACCGGAGAGGCGCAGAAGGCGTATGAGCGTCTGCTGACGCCGCTGGAGAAATATACTAACCGGCAGGAAGAGCTGAATAAGGCCCTGAAAGACGGGAAAATCCTGCAGGCGGATTACAACACGCTGATGGCGGCGGCGAAAAAGGATTATGAATCGACGCTGAAAAAGCCGAAGTCGTCAGGAGTCAAAGTGTCAGCCGGTGAGCGTCAGGAAGACCAGGCGCATGCTGCCCTGCTGGCGCTTGAAACCGAGCTCCGGACGCTGGAGAAGCACAGCGGAGCGAATGAGAAAATCAGCCAGCAGCGCCGGGATTTGTGGAAGGCGGAGAGTCAGTTCGCGGTACTGGAGGAGGCGGCGCAACGTCGCCAGCTGTCTGCACAGGAGAAATCCCTGCTGGCCCATGAGCAAGAGACGCTGGAGTACAAACGCCAGCTGGCTGACCTGGGTGACAAGGTTGAATACCAGAAACGGCTGAATGAGCTGGCAAATCAGGCTGTGCGGTTTGAACAGCAGCAGAGTGCGAAGCAGGCTGCAATCAGCGCAAAAGCCCGGGGGCTGACGGACCGTCAGGCACAGCGGGAGTCGGAATCGCAGCGCCTTCGTGACGTGTACGGTGATAATCCGGATGCGCTGGCGAAGGCCACATCTGCACTGAAGAACACCTGGTCTGCGGAGGACCAGCTTCGTGGCAGCTGGATGGCCGGGCTGAAGTCCGGCTGGGGCGAGTGGGCGGAAAGTGTGACGGACAGTTTTTCGCAGGTTAAAAGCGTGGCCACGCAGACCTTTGACGGTATTGCACAGAATATGGCAGCGATGCTGACCGGCAGCGAACAGAGCTGGCGTGGTTTCACCCGTTCTGTGCTCTCCATGCTGACAGAGATTTTTCTGAAGCAGGCCATGGTGGGGATTGTCGGGAGTATTGGCAGCGCCATGGGTGGTGCTTTCGGTGGTGGGGCGTCTGCCTCCACGGGGACGGCCATTCAGGCTGCGGCGGCGAACTTCCATTTCGCGACCGGAGGATTTACGGGGACGGGCGGCAAATATGAGCCTGCGGGGATTGTTCATCGCGGGGAGTTTGTCTTCACGAAGGAGGCAACCAGCCGGATTGGCGTCGGCAACCTGTACCGCCTGATGCGGGGCTATGCGGAAGGTGGTTATGTGGGCGGTGCCGGAAGTCCGGCGCAGATGCGGCGGACGGAAGGCATTAATTTTAATCAGAACAATCACGTGGTGATTCAGAACGACGGCACCAACGGACAGGCGGGGCCGCAGCTGATGAAGGCGGTGTATGACATGGCCCGCAAGGGGGCGCAGGATGAGATTCAGGCGCAGATGCGTGATGGCGGCGTATTTTCCGGAGGCAGGCGATGAAAACATTTCGCTGGAAAGTGAAGCCGGATATGGAGGTGAACTCGCAGCCATCGGTGCGTGAAGTGCGTTTTGGTGACGGGTATTCGCAGCGTATGGCGGCGGGGCTGAATGCTGACCTGAAAACATACCGTGTGACGCTTTCCGTGACCCGGGAGGAGGCCCGACATCTGGAGGCATTCCTGGCAGAGCACGGTGGCTGGAAGGCGTTTCTGTGGACACCTCCTTATGCATACCGGCAGATAAAGGTGACCAGTGCCGCCTGGTCATCACGGGTTCGCATGCTGCGGGTTGAATTCAGTGCCGAGTTTAAGCAGGTGGTGAACTGATGCAGGATATTCACGAAGAAAGTCTGAACGAGTCGGTTAAATCAGAGCAGTCACCGCGGGTGGTACTCTGGGAAATCGACCTGACGGTACAGGGTGGTGAGCGGTATTTTTTCTGCAATGAGCTGAATGAAAAAGGGGAGGCGGTCACCTGGCAGGGGCGGCAATATCAGGCATACCCGATTGACGGCAGTGGCTTTGAGATGAACGGGAAGGGCAGCAGTGCCCGCCCGTCGCTGACGGTGTCGAATCTGTTCGGTCTGGTCACCGGAATGGCGGAGGACCTGCAGAGCCTGGTGGGGGCCACGGTGGTCCGCCGCCGGGTGTATGCCCGTTTTCTGGATGCGGTGAATTTTGTGGCGGGCAATCCGGAAGCGGACCCGGAGCAGGAGCTGAGCGACCGCTGGGTGGTGGAGCAGATGTCAGAGCTGACGGCCATGACAGCCTCGTTTGTGCTGGCAACACCGACGGAGACGGACGGGGCGCTGTTTCCTGGTCGCATCATGCTGGCGAACACCTGTATGTGGGATTACCGGGGAGATGAATGCGGGTATAACGGTCCTGCGGTGGCGGATGAGTTCGACACCCCCACCACGGATATCCGTAAGGACAGATGCAGCAAGTGCATGCGCGGGTGTGAGATGCGCGGCATGGTGGCTAATTTTGGCGGTTTCCTTTCCATTAATAAACTTTCGCAGTAAATCCAATGACACAGACAGAATCAGCGATTCTGGCGCATGCCCGGCGGTGTGTGCCTGCGGAGTCGTGCGGCTTCGTGGTGAGAACGCCGGAGGGGGAGCGGTATATCCCTTGTGTGAATATCTCTGCAGAGCCGGAGGCGTATTTTCGTATTGCACCGGAAGACTGGCTGCGGGCAGAGATGCAGGGGGAGATTGTGGCGCTGGTCCACAGCCACCCCGGTGGTCTGCCCTGGCTGAGCGAGGCCGACCGGCGGCTGCAGATAAAAAGTGCACTGTCCTGGTGGCTGGTCTGCCGGGGGGAAATTCATAAATTCCGCTGTGTGCCACATCTGACAGGACGGCGCTTTGAGCACGGGGTGACGGACTGTTACACGCTGTTCCGGGATGCATACCATCTGGCGGGAATTGATATGCCGGATTTTGAGCGTGAGGATGACTGGTGGCGTAACGGTCAGAACCTTTACCTGGACAATATGGCGGTCACCGGCTTTTACCGGGTGCCCCTGTCCTCTGCACAGGCGGGCGATATCCTGCTGTGCTGCTTTGGCGCATCGGTGGCCAATCATGCCGCCATTTACTGCGGCAACGGTGAGCTGCTTCACCATCTGCCTGAACAACTGAGTAAACGGGAGAGGTATTCCGAAAAATGGCAACGACGAACGCATTCAGCCTGGCGTCACCGCCACTGGCACGTATCTGCCTTCACGGGGATTTACAACGATTTGGCCGCCGCCTCAGCCTGTATGTGAACACGGCAGCGGAAGCCATCCGTGCCCTGTCGATGCAGATGCCGGGATTCCGCCGTCAGATGAACGAAGGCTGGTACCAGATACGTATTCGCGGTGAGGACACGGCACCGGAGGCGGTGTACGCCCGTCTTCACGAACAGCTGGGTGAGGGAACGGTCATCCACATTGTGCCGCGACTGGCCGGGGCCGGAAAGGGTGGACTGCAGATTGTGCTGGGGGCGGCAGCCATCGTGGGGTCGTTCTTCACGGCCGGGGCATCAATGGCGTTATGGGGTTCAGCCCTGGCAGCCGGTGGTTTTTCTGCCACCACGATGCTGTTTTCACTGGGGGCCAGCATGATACTGGGTGGTGTGGCTCAGATGCTTGCCCCGAAGGCTAAAGTACCGGAGTACAAAAGCACGGATAACGGTAAACAGAACACGTACTTTTCCTCGCTGGATAACATGATTGCCCAGGGGAACCCGATGCCGGTGCCTTACGGTGAAATGCTGGTTGGCTCCCGGCGAATCTCTCAGGACATCAGTACCCGTGATGAAGGCGGTGGCGGGAAGGTCGTGGTTATCGGGCGGCAGAGGTAAAAAGAATAAAAAAATCCCGCAGTGTTGCGGAGCTGCGGGAGAGTTACGAAGATTAACTATAGAGAATTATTCTTATGTCACGACAAAAAACATTAACGCAGAGAAATTATTAGTACCACAGTCAGTTTGTGAAAATGTGAAGATATTCAGAATTTTTATTCAGTGATGATACAGGCATCCTCCGGGATGCCTGTTGTTTTTGTGCGTAACAGTTATCACAGTAAAGGGTGAGACAATGGGCAAAGGTGGCGGCAAGGCGCACACGCCGGTTGAGGCAAAGGACAATCTTAAGTCCACGCAGATGATGAGCGTGATTGATGCCATTGGTGAAGGGCCGATTGAAGGTCCGGTGAAGGGACTGCAGAGTATTCTGGTGAACAAAACCCCGCTGACGGACACTGACGGCAATCCTGTGATACACGGTGTGACCGCGG